ACAGGGTGCACCTTCTAAGGCTGAGGGTGCACCCTCTATTGTACCCGCAAAAAGAAAACGGGGAGGACAGCCAGGGAATAAAAATGCGACTGGTCCACCAGGAAATAAACACGCTGAGAAGTTCGGATTCTTTTCCAAGCACCTCCCGGAAGAGACGTTGTCCATTATTCAGGAGATGCCGGAAGATCCGTTAGATGTCCTGTGGGATCAGATACAGATTGCATATGCTGCTATTATCCGGGCACAGAAGATCATGTATGTCCGTGATCAGGAAGATGTGACGACAACAAAGGTTGCAGAAAGCTCCGGAGATACTTTCTCTGAAAAATGGGAAGTGCAGCAAGCCTGGGATAAACAGGCGAACTTCTTAGCAGCTCAAGCGAGAGCTCAGAAGACTCTTGAGGGCATGATCAACAGGTATGAGGATCTGCTGCATAAGAACTGGGACCTTGCTACAGAAGAACAGAGAGCTAGAATCGAACAGATTAAGGCTAATACAGACAGGTTAAAATCTGGCGGAAATGATGACGGAGAGGACGGTGTGGTGATTGTCAACGACGCGCCAACAGGTGAAGATATCGGACATTGTGATACCGAAGTATCTAGCGATATTCAACAACAGGAAAGTTAAGCACATCATCCTGACTTCCGGACGTGCCGGCACGAAATCCAGTTATGCAGCTATTCGGACAGATTATCAGGTTGTATCAGATCCGCATGGTTCTGCAGTTGTTCTTCGTAAACACCACAATAAGCTACGGAAGACTGTGTACAAAGAAATGATTCGAGGAATCAACCGTCTTGGTATTTCCAAGAAAAAATTTGCGATTACAAAGTCTCCAATGGAGATTACGTACAAAAAGTATGGCACCACTATTTATTTTTCCGGCTCAGACGGCATTGACGATACCAAAGGTATTATCGATGAGGATAAACCAATTAAGCTGGTAGTGTTGGATGAGCTGACGGAGTTCTTCGACGATGGCGAAGGCGAGGATGAGCTAAGTAATATCGAAGCGACATTCGTTCGAGGTAACAGTAGCGGATTCCAAATGATTTATTTGTATAATCCTCCGAAGAATCCAAATGCACCAATCAATCAGTGGTGCAAGAAGATGGAGAAACGTGAGGACTGCATTCATATCCACACGGATTACAGAGATGTTCCGGTCAGCTGGCTTGGACAGGCGCTGGTTGATTCTGCAGAAGCTATGAAGCGGGCAGATGAAAAGATGTACCGCTGGGTATGGCTTGGACAGGCAGTCGGGGTAGATGAGCTCATCTATTACATGTTTGGAGACCGGCACAGACAAAAGCCTGATCCGAATAGAAGATATGACAGAATTTATATTGGCGGAGATTATGGTCAACAGAATGCGACGACATTTGAAGCATTTGGACTTGATACGTATCGAAAGAAATTTCCAGGACTGGGAGAGTATTACCACAGTGGCCGTGAGACGGGAAAACAGAAGAGTCCGTCAGAATATGCACAAGACTTGGTTGAGTTCATGAATGAATTGCATGAGCAGTATGACAACCGGGTCTTTTATATTTTTCTGGATCCCTCTGCAAAAGGACTTGCGGAGGAAATCAGACGGGCGACCAGAGCAGTGAGCCTGGATTATCAGGTATTTCTAAGAGATGCTGAAAACGATGTGGCACTTGGAATCAGCCGTGTGCAGAAAGTGTTATGTTTTGACATCATGAGCGTATCCCCAAAACAGGAATATGCGGTAAGTGAGTTCGGTACTTACGAGTACGACAAGAAATCCATTGAAAAAGGCAAGGAAGTGCCTGTAAAAGAAGATGATCACTGCATGGACGCAATCCGATATTGTGTTATGGGAGCTTGGAAGAGGTTAAAATATTGGTTGCCAAAAGACGAAACGGAAGAAATAGATGTATGCGATATTAGCAGGAAGGAGGTAGAGGACGATGAATATCTTTAATTATTTCAAAAAAGCTGGAATCGATACGGTAGATGCTTCATTCTATCGGAAGATAGCAGAGTGGGTATCCTGGTATGAAGGAAATGTCAGAAATTTCTCTTTTTACAAGGTGTATGGCGGACGTGGAACATATAAGCGCTGCCGGAGAAAAAGTATGGGAATGGCAAAGAAACTGAGTGAAGATATTGCTGATCTCCTGCTCAATGAAAGGGTTACAATTACTCTGGACGATGAGGCTACGCATAATTTTGTGCATCAGATCCTTGATGATAACCGTTTTCTTGTTATGGGAAATGATTACCAGGAACGGAAAGCATTCACCGGGACGGTCGCGTATATTCCATATTTGGACAACGCTGAGATCGCAGAGGACGGGACAGTGATTTCCGGAAAGATCAGCATCAATTATGTGGACGCACCGAACATTTTCCCGGTCAGTTGGAACAACGGCAAGGTAACGGAGTGCATTTTCGCTTTTCCACACACAATAGCGAGAAAGAAATATGTCCAGTTGCAGTCGCATCTCTTAGAGAATGGTGAATATGTAATTAAAAACACAGTGTTACGGTGTGATTCTGAAAGCCAGGAGGGTACGGAGTTACCTGAGAAAGAGTGGAAACAGTTAAAACCATTCAAGGAGCTTGCAAAAGAAGTAAGAACGGGATCCAGCGAGGCGCAGTTCGTGATTGACAGGCTGAACATTACGAACAATGCTGATGAAAACAATCCGATGGGCGTTGCAATCTTCGCAAATGCAATTGATACGCTCAAGAAGCTGGATATTGAGTATGATTCATATTGCAATGAATTCGAGCTTGGCAGAAAGCGTATTTTTGTACGCCCGGAGATGTTGACTAATGCAGATGGTACACCAGCATTTGATCCGGACGACAGTGTATTTTATGCACTACCAGAGGATGATGCAAATGGAGAAGGCCTTCTGAAAGAAATTGATATGTCTCTCCGGACAGAGCAGCACAGCAAGGCAATCAATGATGATCTGAATTATCTGTCGCTAAAATGTGGATTTGGTACAGACCGATATCAGTTCGGGGCGACTGGAGCTAAGACAGCCACAGAGATTATTTCGGAAAATTCAGATATGTATCGAATGATCAAGAAGCATGAAATACTTTTAGAAGATGCTCTGAGGCAGTTGATTCAAATTATAATCCGTCTGGGAATGATACTGGGGAACACACTGAATCCTGAATGCGAAATCACCATTGACTTTGATGATTCAATCATTGAGGACAAAGAGACAGAGCGGAGCAGAGACCGACAAGATGTCAGTATGGGAGTCATGAGTCTGGCAGAGTACCGTGCTAAATGGTATGGAGAATCAGAAGAAGATGCTGCTAAGAATCTCCCGGAACAAAATCAGGTGATGGAGTAATATGAAAGATGATTACAAGAATAAGCTTGCAAGTAAGATTGCTTCCAGGTATCAGGATTTGGAAGAGCGCATCATGCAGGATATTGTCCGGAGGATTGTGAAAGCTGGTGAAATAACCAGTACCGCAGATTGGCAGATTAACCGGTTACGGATTTTGGGATACTCCTCTGAGGATATTGAAAAAGAAATCAAAAAGGCGCTCAATGCTTCTTATCCGGAAATGTTTGAGTTATACGACAAGGTGATCAACTGGGAATATGTTCGGAATAAGGATATATATGAACAGATCAACGCCGAGTACATACCATTCGAAGAGAACGGACAACTCAAGCAGATTACGGAAGCAATCATTGACCAGAGTTTTGATGATTTGGAGAATGTGACTAATTCACTCGGCTTCTATCTGGACTACGGCAATGGTCAGAAGATATTGACACCATTGTCTCAAGTGTATACCAAATACCTTGATGCAGCGTGCTGTGATATCGTGACCGGAGCATTTGATTATAACAGTGTGTTGCGTAGAGTTGTGACACAACTTACCAACAGCGGACTTCGGCAGATTGATTATTCTTCCGGGAGAGCTAACCGGGTCGATGTGGCTGCAAGAAGAGCGGTCATGACTGCAGTCAGTCAGATTACCGGAAAGATATCTGAGTACAACGCACAGAAGCTTGGAACAGAGTTTTTTGAAGTGGAGTGGCATGCGGGAGCACGTCCGACTCATGCAGTATGGCAGGGGCGTGTCTGGTCAAAGGAGCAATTGTATTCAGTCTGTGGACTTGGCACCGTGACCGGACTTTTAGGAGTGAATTGTTATCACACCTATCATCTTTTCTTCCCTGGCATTTCGCAGCGCAACTGGTCTGATGAATGGCTAGAAGAGCAGAACAGGAAGGAGAATGAACCAAAAGAGTTCAACGGTAAGCAGTATACCCTGTACGAAGCTAAACAGAGGCAACGACAGATGGAAACAGCTATGAGAGCGCAATGCGAGAAAGTGCGATTACTGCAGTATGGTGGTGCTGATCAGGACGAAATCATTCTGCACAAGGCAAAATATCAAGGACAGCTCAACGAGTATTCCAGGTTCTGCAGGAAGATGAGTCTCACGGAAGAGCGTGAGCGTATCTATTTGGATATGCGTGGAAAGGTTGCTACGAACAATAAGAGCCAGAATTCCATGTTCCACCCAGAAATGGTTAAGAACGCATCGAAAGACGTAGCTCAGTATAAAAGATATAAAGAAGTTCTTGGAGATTCTGTTGGTTCACTTGCTAAGTTCGGGCAGGTGAAATATAATGATAGTGAACAGTGGGAAAAGCTTCAGAATAGATTTTTCACACATCTTGAGATTAACAAGAAAGATTGGTCGGAAGAATTTAAGAACACGTCTAAACAGGCGTATGATAGATTCAGAGAGCAAGGAGAAGAATTATCAGTTCATGCTTTGAGTCGATTACCAAGATTAAATAAGCCAGGATATGAAGTGATTCACGAAGAAGATGTGCTCGATCTAATAAAAACTATGCCGAATTATTCTGAAGGAGAAGAGAAAATGATTTGGTTCAGCCCAAGCAAACAGCTTGTAGTTATAAAAAATAAAAACTCCGGCGATATAGTTAGTATTGTTCGAAGGAAAAATAAAAAGGAGGAATGGACAGATGCAGGTCTTTAAAAAATATATGAATTATATAAAGGATTTTCTTGAAAATACTCCGGAAGATATATATGAGTTTTCTATTATCCTTGAAGATGCATTAGTTGATGAGTACGATGCAATGCATGCGGAACAGCCGAGAGCAACTGAAATATTGGCAGAAGAAACCCCAGACATTTGTGCATCAGCAGAACCGGGAATGAAGCCAGAGGAGATTGAAAAATTTAAACATGAGTTGGAAATTGAATACAACAAAGCGTTAAAAGCAGTTGTGTAGTTACCACCAGTCGATATGACCGGTGGTATTTTTGTACGCATTTTTAGGAGGTATCATGATAACTGTAACAGTAAAAGATAAAAAAATTAGCATGTCTGGCCATGCCTGCCGGAAAGATTCCAACGGTATCGACCGGGTATGCGCGGCAGTATCAGCTCTGACATGCAGTTTGATCAATTCGTTAAGAGATCTGACTGATGACAGAATCCGTGCAGATACAGGCAGCGGTATGATGGTAATTGAATGGGAGAATCTTTCAGATGGTGGAAAACTTCTGATAGATTCATGGTTCCTGGGACTTACAGATATCAACCGGGAATACAATTGTATAGAATTTCAGTAACAAGCACCCGAGAGGGTGTTTTTATTATGTCCAAAACGTGAAGACAAGAAAAGCTCGGGAGCCTGTCGAGGCAAAACGGAGGTAAAAAGCATGAAATACAGAATGAATTTACAGCTCTTTGAAGACGGCACAGGAGCTGGCTCTGGTGGGCAGGGTGGAAATGCCGGGGCTGGAAACGGCGGTCAGGGATCCGCTGGGAGCGCATCCGGAGCGCATAATACCGGAACATATACCTATGAACAGCTGGAAGAGATCGCGAGTGCAAGGGTAGAGCGTTCAGAGAGAACAGCACTTGCAAATTTTTTCCGGACGCAGGGAATGACAGAAACTGAGGTTACACAGGCAATCAATAATTTCAAAGCAGAACGTGCTGCCAATCAGCCGGACGCTGCAAAGCTCCAGAAGGAGCGTGACGATGCTTTGAATGAGGTGCAGCAGATGAAGAATGAAAAATTCTTATCTGGGAAAGGCGTAAAATCAGAAGATCTTGATTATGTCATGTTCAAGGTATCGAAACTTGTAGACGATAAGACAACATTTGAGAAAGCTGCAGAAAGATTCCTGAAGGAGAATCCAAGATTTGCAGGTGGTACGAACAGTTATCGTATTTCAACATCTGCAGGGAACACTTCTGAGGGTTCTGGTGGAGACATAAGTGCTTCCATCAATGATCGTATCCGTGCTGCGGCTCGAAGATAGTGGAGGTAAAGATGAATAAAAATAGAATGAATTTAAGACTGTTCGATAATGATGTGAGCATTATCGACCGTACTGGAGCGGAGTCTCTGATTCCGATACAGGAATCTAATGAGATTATCCAGGGCGTAATTGCTCAGTCAGCAGTTCTTTCAAGAGGACGAAAGCTGGCAAATATGACAAGCAAGCAGTACAAGATGCCAGTTCTTGATATGCTGCCGATTGCCTATTTCGTAAATGGCGATTCTGGACAGAAAAAGACAACAAAGCAGGCATGGGATAAGAAATTTATCATTGCAGAGGAAATTGCGGTAATTGTACCGATTCCAGAATCTGTATTAGATGATTCAGACTATGATATTTGGGGCGAAGTAAAACCAAGGGTCACAGAGGCATTTGGAAATAAGATTGATGGAGCTGTACTGTTTGGTACCGATAAACCGTCTACTTGGAGAGACGATGTTGTTGCGACAGCCACAAAAGCTGGATCCGTGGTAACACTTGGCTCAGCGGATCCGCTGTATGACAAAATCATGGCAGAAGACGGTGTGATTGCCAAAGTTGAGAATTGCGGATACATGGTCAATGGTCACATGGCTGATATTTCCATGAGAGCGAAGCTTCGCGGGCTGAAAAATACCAACGGTGATCCGTTGTTCAAAACAGATATGCAGGGTTCTACACAGTATGCACTGGACGGTTCTCCAATGAACTTCCCAAACAATGGGTCATTTGATAAGACTAAGGCACTGATGATTTCCGGAGATTTCTCACAGCTAGTATATTCCATCAGACAGGATATTACATTTAAGCTGTTTACTGAGGGTGTTGTTCAGAACACAGATGGATCTATTGCATACAACCTAATGCAGAATGACATGGTTGCACTTCGTGCAGTAATGCGTCTTGGCTGGGAGATTCCAAACCCAATCAATGCACTTGCAAAAGATAAAACCAAAAGATGTCCGTTCTCAACTCTGAAAGCAGGGGAGTAGGAGTAAATGTACGCAGATTATTCATATTATGCGGATCACTATGGCGGGGATATTCCTGAAAGGGAATATCCATCTGCTGAGCGCAGGGCTGAAGCTTATATCAGGAAACTGACTTATGTCAGAGGAAATATTTTTGCAGTTGAAAATACTGCAGTAAAAGATGCAGTGTGCGCGGTGGCTGACGTGTATTATTCCTGTAAAAAGAAGCAGGAAGCAGGTACGGTCAAGTCTGAGAATAACGATGGCTACAGTGTATCATACGCGGTAGAACAGGCTGACGGTCAGACAATGGAAGAGCTGATCAGAAAGAAAGCGTATGAAGCTGCATCTACATATTTACTTCCGACCGGGTGGTTATCAAGAAAGGTAGGGGGTTGTCATGCTGACAAATGCGACGATTACAATCTATAACCGAATTCCCGGAAAAAAGAACACATTTGACACCTGGCGCAGAACGGTGGTTAGAGATGTACATGTGTACGTGGATCACAAGGCATCTGTTGGAGATTCCGGACTTAACAGCGCAGAAGTGTACAAGATTCGTATTCCTACAGATGTGGAGAATGCAAATCAGTATCTTCCACCAGAGGAATATGTGAAGAAAGATAATCCGGGAGATTGCTGGACGATTCAGATTGATGATCATATTGTTCTGGGAGAATCTGACAAGGAGATTGAAAAGCCAGCAGATCTCACCGATGTACGATTGAGACACTGTAAAGTATTGTCCTGGTCAGACAACCGCTTCGGAGGTCTTCCGCATTGGAGAATAGGAGGCGCTTAAGATGGCATCAAAGAAAAATTTCAGCATTACGACTCCAAGAGGAAGTGTAGTCACAGAGGTAACGGCGAACGGTTCTGTCCAAGCGAAGCTTGAATGGAATCCGTCATTTGCCCGGACAAAAGCAGAGAATTTTTCGAAAGCTCAAGAGTTTGTCGATTCCGAATGCCTGAGATATATGAATCCACTCACGCCAAGGAGAACAGGTATGATGATTAAGTCAGCAACGCTTGGAACTGTGATAGGTTCTGGATCCATTGAGTATCTGGCACCTTATGCCCGCCGGCAGTATTACGAGCATAAGTCTAAAGCGAGATGGTTCGAAAAGATGAAGGCAAGCAACAAGGAGGCTATTCTGAAAGGAGCAGAGCAGATTGCAGGACGGTAAGAAACCGATTATCCAGAGTGTCCGGGATTATGTAATGACGTACCCGGATATTGATGACCGGAAAATTAATATTGATTATCTTGGCAATGGAATGGAATATTCTATAGACCCAATTGGGGCAGATCCTATTTATAAAAGATATGTAGATGGGAGCTGCCTGAAACAATTCCAGTTCGCATTCACTTCGAAAGAAGCTTATGATGGCGACGCCAGAACAGGCATTGCCAACAGTGGTTTTTATCAGGATTTTGCGGAATGGACAGAACAGAACAATTTAGACGATATCCTCCCAGAGCTGGACGGGCACGATGCTATACGGGTAGACGTGTTGCAGTCCGGCTATTTATTTAGCACAGAGGAAGATCTGGGGCGGTATCAGATGATTTGCAGATTGATTTATAAGTAGGAGGTACAAAATGTCAGGAGCAGATACAAAAAAGAAATTAGTCGGAAGACACAAAAGAGTGGCATTTATGGACGTTGCCGGTGACGGAAAGACATATACCAGAATGACGGGATTCACGTCTATGTCTGAGAGCAAGAATGCTTCCGAGTACAGCCGCCATTATGTGGACGAAGAAAGTGAGAGAACAGATGTTGTGGGTTATGCCCCATCAAACGATTATGAATTTGACCGCTATACCAATGATCTGGTACAGCAGAAAATTGCAGAAATTACAGATGACGAATTACTTGGCTCTGATGCGCAGGTAAGCATCGTTGTGGTAGATCTTTTTGATATTAAGGCAGATACACCGAATACATGTGTTGCTAGAAAGCGTGATTGGAGCGTTGTTCCAGACAATTCAGGAGATGGAACGGATGCGCTGATTTATAAAGGTAGCCTGAAAGCCAATGGCGAGAAAATCAAAGGCACTGCCACGACGACAGACAACTGGCAGACATGTACGTTTGCAGCAGATTAATAAAAAGATAGGAGAGTGAGCCGATGAGCCTTTTTAAATACGGAAATCTCGAGGCAGAGATTGATTTTACGGATGCGGATTTCCTGGACCGCATTGATGAAGCGAAGCAGAATTTGGAAGAAGACATGAAGGGAATACCTAAGATTGGAAAAGCAGCAGATATTGTTCGTGCACAGTGTCAGTGTTTCTTCAATTTTTTTGACTGTATTCTTGGAGAAGGAACACACGAAGAGATGTTCCAGGGTAGAACCAGCCTCAACATGTGCATAGATGCATCAGATATGATTGCTAAGTTCGAGGAAGAGGAAGCTGACAAGCTGAACAAAAAGTATGACAAGTATACTGTTCAGCAGCACGGAAACAGACAGCAAAAGCGCAATTATAATAAGCAACAGGGAAAGAAGCGCAATAAAGGAAATGTTAGTTATTATCCTAATGGTAACAGGTAGCACGCTATGAATATTCTGATTGATAAGTTTCCCAATACGGTATGCGTAAACGGGAAAGGTTATGAGGTCGAGACAGATTTCCGGGAATGGATACGATTCACGAAGTTAGTGGAAGACGAGGACGTCCCGTGGCAAATTAAGTGCTGGCTATTATTGCAGTGGTATATAGATGGAATTCCGGACAATTTGGAAGAGGCAATTGAGGCTCTGGGAGATTTTCTTGCAATGAGGCAGGATGACGAAGAATCCGATGAGCCAATGCTTCCACCAAAACAAGTGTATTCTTTCGATGAGGATATGGTTTGGATTTACAGTGCATTTCGCGAAGCGTACGGAATCGACCTGCAGTCTGTGCCATATATGCACTGGTGGGAGTTTCAGACGTTGTTCATCGGACTCCCGGACAATACAGAAATTAAACAGCGCATTTTGTACCGGAACACAGACCTCCGGGATATTAAAGATAAGGACGAGCGCAAGAGAGTGAAAAAGATTCAAGAGGCAGTCGCTCTCAAGAAAAAGAAGCGCAGAAAAATGACAGATTATGAGATTGGAGATATGTTCGCGTGATGAAGCATATGATTAAGATCCCGACAGAACGAAAATGGTACAGATGTCCTTATTGTGGTAAGAAGCTATTGATTTACGAGGATACAGCCAAATGTAGCGGAGTGTATCTGAACTGTCGGGAATGTAAAAGAGAAATAAATATTAAGATTTAAAAGCACATGTGAGCCGTTGAGCCGTGCTATCAGAAAGGGTGATAGTATGGCAGACGGATATTTGAATTTTGATACCAAGATAAATGAAAAAGGTTTTAATGAGGGCGTTAGCAAACTAAGCAGTCTCGGAAA